CTCGGTGCCTGCGGTAACGCTGAGTGCGCTTCCCGATCTAAAGCCTCCAGCGCCACCACCCCCCGCGCCTCTTGCCCCGCCACCACCACCGGCCACCACCAAATAGTCAACGCTCACCGCGCCAGCAGGTGCGACCCACTTCTGCGTGGACTTGAAGGTGAAGATCGTGGCAGAGCCGATGTTGTACTTGATGAGGACGATGCCGGAGCCGCCGTTCCCACCGTCTCCGCCAGCGCCCCCGCCACCGCCGCCACCGCCGCCCGTGTTGGCTGTGCCAGCAGTTGCATTGGAATTTGACGGGCCACCTGCTCCGCCACCGCCAGCGCCACCAGCACCAGCGGTCGCAAACCCACCGCCGCCGCCACCTGCGTAAGTTACGGAGCCGCCAGAGATAGACGATGCAGTACCAGCGCCACCAGCACCAGCAACTTGCGGAGAATTTGTAGCATTCGTTCCGGCTGCTGACGCACCACCACCGCCGCCACCGCTACAATTTGGGCCAGCGGTTGAATTCCCGCCATTGCTTCCTTGAGACGGAGATACAGAAGGTGTATTCCCAGACCCGCCTGTTTGATTGTCTTGTTGTGCGCCGCCGCCAGAGCCGCCATTGCCGCCTGTTCCTGTTGCGCCGCCGCCAGTACTGTTTCCGCCTCGCCCACCGCCTGCGCTGGTGATGGTGCTAAAAACCGAATTTGACCCTGCCGTAGGATCAGCAGTCGTTGTACCTGTTCCGCCAGCGCCAACCGTAATCGCGTAATCGGTTCCAGCGGTAACAGACAAGCCCGTTCCTGTACGGAATCCACCCGCGCCACCGCCACCACCGCCGTCTCCACCACCCCCACCGCCACCGGCCACCACAAGGTACTCAACCTCGGTGACACCGCTCGGGGCAGTCCATGTGCTGGTAGCCGTGAACGTGGCGACGACGCTCTGGACGGGTACGGTGTATTTCAGAATGACGATGCCGGAGCCGCCTGCGCCGCCTGCGGGATTTGAAGATACTGGGCCACCTACGCCACCACCGCCACCACCAGTATTTGCTGTGCCTGCGGTTCCTGCGACGTTTAATCCACCCGCGCCGCCGCCACCCGTACCACCAGAGCCTGCACCAGTACCGCCGCCCGGTGACCAAGCGCCACCACCACCACCACCGGCATACGTTACCGATCCGCCGGAGATTGACGAGGCTGTGCCGTTACCGCCGTTGCCGCCGACCGTGGTTGACCCATTTCCGCCAACCGCACTTGCTCCGCCGCCGCCGCCACCGCCACGACCGCCAGACGATGTGCTTGTGCCACCATTGCTACCTTGCGATGGAGATACGCTTGGAGTATTTCCGGTTCCGCCAGTGCCGCCAAATCGCCCACCACCGCCAGAACCGCCGTTACCCCCATCATAAGATGGCGACGTTGTTCCTGTTCCCGCACCCAATCCACCACCAGCGGAAGTAATGGTGCTGAAAACTGAATTTGAGCCAGCCACGCCGGGATTTTCGCCGTTCGCCGCGCCCGCTGTCCCACCTGCTCCGACCGTTATCGCATAATCCGCTCCAGCGGTAACGCTAAAGCCTGTGCCGGTACGGAAACCGCCTGCACCGCCCGCACCGCCGCCCGCAGAGCCTGTACCACCACCCCCACCACCCGCGACGACAAGGTATTCCACCTCCGTCACGCCGGTCGGACAAGTCCAACTACCGGATGCGGTGAAGGTTTTGTATTCGGTGTATCCCGCTGCTACGACTCGGCCCAGCAGCAGCATCATAATGCCGCTCATGGCTTAACTCACGTTGCCGGAGATCACGCAGACCGTACCGCTGATAAACAAAATGGTCGCCACACCTCGCGTTGCTAGGCTAACTGTTGCCTTGTCCGTATCCGTGCCTGCGATATACGCGGTCGTGATCGTGCAGGTGATCGTGATAGCGCCAGAGGTGTTGTTGAAGATGCTAATTACATCACCCGCAGCAAACGTGCTGTTCGGAATCGTGATGCTGCCGCTTGCGCCAACGCCCACAAACTTGCCCACATCGGTCGTGACAAGCGAGTAGCTCGTCGTCTTGTCCGATCCACTCTGCGGGATGTTGCGATAGCCGACGTTGTTGGTGCCGTCAGCCGTGCAGTTAGAGAGGTTGCCCGAGGTCGGCGTGCCGAGGACGGGTGTTGTTAGCGTGGGGCTAGTGGATAACACCACATTGCCCGTACCTGTGGATGTCGTAACGCCCGTACCGCCGTTAGCGACAGGCAATGTGCCGGTAACACCCGAGGCTAGGTTAACCGTGCCAAGGGTCTGTTTAAGCGCCCCACTAGTATCGTATGCGCCTTCAAGTGTCCAAGTGTCGCCTACTTGCAGCGTGACTTTGGCAATGTTGCGTAGCGTACTGTTATTGTTAAACGAAACCGTGATCGTGACGGCTGCGGTGTCTTTGTTGTAAATCGTAATGTTTTTGACAACACGGCGTGTTGCCGCAGCAGGGGCCGCAACTAGCGTGACGCTGTTCGTACCGTTTAAAGCCCCATCATTGGAACCTTCGGTAAACGCTGAACCCGTATCATCCGCGTAGGCCGAGGTAAAATCAGGATTGGTCGTTGCTGCCGAACCCGACATAACGACAACAATGCTTTCTGTAGTTGCATCAAGAACTAGAATGCCCATGTTGTCACCTTATGAAATAAACCATGCGAATGCAGTCGGCGTAACATTACTAGCGCCTGTTGCAGAAATTGTGATGGAACCCGGTGCATTGGCAATGCTGATCCCGGTCCCTGCTTGAAGTGTGTTTAAACTGTAGTTAGTGCCATTACCTGTCAGCAACTGACCGTTTGTTGGGGTTGTTGTTAATCCTGTACCACCATTAGCCACCGTGACCGGCGCGACCAGCGAGATAGTCGGACCCGTAATATCGATTCCGCTACCGGCTTGATAGATCTGCGTAGCAGAGACTTGAACGAAACTGATGCTCGTTGAGCCGAAAGTAATAACCCCGGTCGTATTGCAGACGTAGGTCTCGCCTGCTCCGGTATTACCAGACGATACGAAGAACGCATCGCCTTCACCCAACCCAGTCGGACTTTTGAGTGCGTAGGTATCCGCATCCGTGGCCCGCATCAACACCCATGCGGTTGAGCCATTACCTACCGTCTTGACCGTGTAAACGCCGTTCTCATAGGCATTAGTCTGGTTGTAGATCAAGATGCGATCATTGAGTGATGCGGCTGTGCCATCTGGCGTAAAGACCACCAAAGAGCCTGAATTAGTCAGCGTGGCGCTGACACCGGATGTACCGTTGTTGTAGGTCGCATTGAGGTTGCCCGTAGTATCCGGCACCTCGTATTTCACAGGCGTGTGGTAGGTAATACCGCTCGCTACAAGATCATCAACGTACTGCTTATTGACCGCATCGAAAGCAGTAGTCGGGCTTGCAACATCCGTGATCGTGCCTGAGTTCGCACTGATCGTTCCAGAAGTGCTGAAGTAGACAGATTTGCCAGCAGGATAGGTCACAAAGACCTGCTTTACCCCCGCCGAGAATGTGACCTTGGCCCCACTGCTGCTGGAAGCCAACACAGTATCGCGGGATAGCGTATCGCCTACTGAAGTGTAGATACCAATACCGACTTCCCACTCGGTACCCGTCTGGGCAACTATGGCGTAGTAAGTCTGGTTCCCGTTACCAACGCCTGTAGAAAAACCCTGATAGCCGACAGTCGCACCGGCAAGCGATAGGGTTCCACTACCTGAAGTGGTAGTAGTTTCTAGGACGCGATCCGCTAGTACGAGGGCCATTTATGCCCCCGGTTAAGCAATACGCAGAATCGCAGTCGATGCTGCAGCGGCAGGGAACTGGATGGTGAAGTTACCAGCAGTTGAGGTCTTATCCCCGCCGAACGCCAGCACTGCCACAGCCTTGTTGCTCTGAGTCTCGTTGTAGATCAAAGCACCGTTCGCCGTCAGCGTAGCACTCGGGAAAGTCAGATCATCAAAGTCGATGAACGCCGTCGTGCCACTTGAGGTCGGTACCTGCGAGATCGTCAACGTCAGCCCGCCAGCCGTGTAGTTCGTACCAGACGAGGACACCTCATTCGAGGTCGTGTACGCAGTGGTAGTGGCGCTCAACGTAGCCGATGAAGTGTACAGCGCGAGCTTAAACACATCCGCAGCCGTCGAAGCACGGACAACCCCGGTACCAAAATTATGAATACCGTCAAGGATTTCGACCTTGAACGATGTCGCCATTGCCTGAGTAATAGCCATTAGAGGTCTCCAATTAAGTGAGCAATTTCCGCATTACCCTGTTCAGTCAATTTCTTACAGATCATTTCCCGCTCAGCTTCTTGCGCCTCACGTAAATATTTCACTAACCAATAGTGCAGGGCTTCTTTGGAATCAACACGAAGAATGCGATTAGCCGCACGCTCCGCAATTTCTTCAACTGTGTGTCCACGATGATCAGTCGTCTGTACAAATACCTGACCAACTTGTGTATCTGCGTTAAACATTACGACACCGGAACTCTAACTTGGCCCGAACGGTAAGCATCCTGACGATCCAGACCATCACCGAGGCGCTTGAGAAGACCCAGCGATTCCTGATACTTCGCCTCGTAGTTCTGCATCAAATCAGCTTCACCCTTCAAGTAGGTGTACGCCTCGCGCAATGAACCGTAGAGCAATACCGTTTCAAAGTTGTCGCCCAACCACGAAGTGCTGGCGCTAACAATAGATGTCGGATAATAGTAATAATGCAGTTCAGCCGTGTAAGCGAGATCAGGCGCAGGACCAAGAATCATCGTGTCGGCATCCCAGATCGCGTAATACTCAGGTCGCCCCAAGTCATCCGCATCTGGGTAAGCCTGCCGAATGTAATTAACGTCCTTGTTGAGAAGGTACGTGTACTCGTTATTGGTCGAATTAAATACCGCCAACGAAAACGTCGAGAGCCAGTCAGACGGCAAGGACATGTATTTATTTCCAATCGTCATCGTAGCCGTCGAGTTTTTGCGAATCGCCGGGATCTGAACCGAGTTATAAATCCGTTCTTCAGCAGCCTGCACAAACGTAGGAATATTGGCTACGAAGCTCTGCTCCGTAGACTCACAATACTCCTGAATTAGTGTAGAAAGCTGACTGTAATTCACGGCGACCAGCCCGACCTGTACTTCATGTCCGTATCAAGATTGATCTGCGACACAAACTTCTTGCCCTTGGTCGCAGCACCTGCACCCTTCATATCCATGTGGGTGACGCCCTTATTCACATCCTTCTCAGGGTAGCCGTTGCGACCCGTCGATTCGGTGTTCTTTTTAATCTTTTCCATGAGGCTTACCTCGGGCCAGAAGAGCCACGCATCGGGCTGCGCTGGTTCATCACCTTCGCTATACCACGACCGTACTTCTTCATGTCGCTGTTGGTCTTGCCGCCAGCACGGAGTTTAGTAAGGGATTTACCCTTGTGCATGTGCTTCTCGTGCGCGTGTACTGCCTTTTTTGCGTCCATCTCAATCTCCTAGGTCGTGACGACCGTTACGGTTCCTACTTCGCCCGCAGGGACCAAAGTGTTCGGGGTTAGTACTGCATCGAACGAACTTGATCCGCCGACCGGGTTCCAACCCCACTGAATCATTCTACTACCACCTGCACCGTTGTTACCCTCTTCGTAGTAACTCAAATCAGGTCTTGGGTTTCGCAATGCCTGCGGGTCATCTACCGGGTACAAGCCAAGAGACAACTGAGGTTGATCCGGGTTCCAGCACTCCGGGCACGCCAGTATATTCACATTCTTGGTCTTGATGACCAAGGACTTTAGCTGCCTCAACTTGTACCGGAATCCACATACATCGCACTCCGCGATGGCGTGCTTGCCACTTGCAAACCTGTTCGGCATCAGTAGCCACCCAAGAAACTCTCACGGGGTACAAACCGCACTGCCGCCTTCTCACGATCCTCGCCCGCTGCCAAATCCCATGCCTCGTTATATTCAGCCTTGAGCATTGGCATCCGAGCGTCTGCGCCGGGGATCTTCATGGAGAGCATATAGGCCAAGCCCGCCACCATGCATGGCAAGAAGCGATACGGAATGTCCTGACCGTTCACGCCATTACCGGGATCAAACATCCGAACAAGGCGGGTATACACCAACGTCCAAGTCGTTGTGTTATCGGGCTTGGGCCATACCGTGTACTGCGGATAAACAACGGCATCATCCGCCCCCGTCGCACCCGTACGCCGATTGATCCAGATCTGGATTGGACGCCCTGTCGCGTTCTTGTTGGGGATGGAGAGGTACGTGCTTGAGGAGATTCGGGTGATATTGATGTCTTGCTGATTCGTACCAGACCCCGTGCGGATCACATGGTCAAGTAAATCTACTGTATCCACCGCAAGGTCATACGTGCCTTGGTTGTAAGTCAAAGTTTGGGTACCGGTCTCCAGCGTCCAGAGGTTAATACCCCGGTTCGCCCAGTCCATGAGCAGTAGACCAAGACTGCGCTTTGCCGTACGGAAGTCGTAGCCCGTCCGCAGTTCAGCACCACAACGCTCAAAAGCCTCTTCGATGATCGTGTTGAGATCAAGATTGAAGTCCGTCGTGGCTGTAGTTTTGTAGGCCATTACTTTCCACGCTCCTCCATCAACTTAACCCGCACCTGTAGGTCATGGATATCTTCCATGAGGTCGTCTTTCAATTCCTGCCTGCGGGATGCGCTTAATGGACTGTCAGTTGGTACACCGTCCTCAGTGATGAGAATGGGAATCTTGGACTCAATCTCGATCAGCCGATTCTGGAACGAAGTGATCTCAGAAAGAAGCCAGCCTACAGCCGCAAGCAAGACCGGGAACAACATGTCCACGACCTTCTCCATGCTGAAACTGGACTTATCTTCGCTCATCACATTCCCCGCTTACGATGCGGCCTTACTTTTTCTTTGATGCCTTTGGGCTGGGGGACGAATTGCTTGCCTTGGGCTTTGCCTCGCCTTTTGGCTGCGGTGGTTCGGGCATACTCAGCAGGGCTGAGACTTTTGATCGCAGCCTCTGGTAAATACCTTTCACCCGTGTCAGAAGATCGTTTACCACTCTTCGTCCTCCACTTCTGCTGCGTCCAAGCCTGCAATGACTGTTGAGGTGCTTTCATCCGCGATACCCGCCGCCCTTGGCCTTGTACTGCTTAGCCAGTAGCTGGGCCTTCCTCGCGCTCCATTGCCCTGCTGCGGTGCCTTGCACTGCCCGAGACTTGATGGACTCAAACAGGCTCTTTCGCATCCCCGGCTTGGTGTAGTTACCGGCCTCGTTGACCTTGCTCTTGACCTTACCGCCTTCGGCATGACGGATCGGCTTCCCAGTCCCCTCAACGGGTTTGTTGTCCCCACGGCGCTTGGCCCTAGGGACTTTACTTGGAGCAATCGCGCCCATGCCGCGTGAAGGCATCATTAGACGTACTTCCCTCGGGTCTTGCCGCGCTGAGCAATACCGTCTGCACGGCGAGAAGCGGAGGATTTCACCATACCGCCCTTCTTAAACACGCCACGCCCTTTGAGGACATCAGCGCGAGTAACTTTGCCGTCGCCGGTCAGGTCGGGAAGACTCCCGCCCTTTACCATTTTTTTAATCTTTCCGCCTTTATTGTAGCCGGGAGAGTCTGACTCAGAACTATGCCTAAATTGTTCTGCTCGGTCACGCATAACCTTGTCCATTTCACTCTGCTTAATTGCCAAATACATTCTCGGGTTCTCTTCCCGAAGTCTGTCCATCCGCATACTACTTTCGGCTATTTCAGATCGAACAGCCAAGTCTCTGTCTTTTTCAGACATAGTTGGACGGCGTTTGCTGATGGCTTCTTCTTTATCAATTGGGGACTCTTCGTAGTCGTAGATACCCCGCCCGCGAAATTGATTAATTTTGGATGGATCGTACACACCCAATTTGCCGTATTTTTTCTCAGCACGATCAAGTACCCCCTGTCTTTTTCCGCGAGCAGGAGTCCCGCGCTGAGGGCCAGCCATTAGCACATACCGCCGCGCATCATCTTGACCTGCTTGCCCTTGGTCTTGCCCTTGCTGGCGATGCCATCAGCAGCCTTGCGATAAGAACCGCCAGTCGAGCCGCCCTTGGAATAAGCCATGCCGCCCATTCGCATATTTTTCATACCTGCTTCTTTCATCTCATGCTTCAGCATGGACTTCGGAGCGCCTTTCTTTTTCATAAAAGACACTTCCTTCTTCATCATTGCCTTGGATTCTTTCATTTCGATTTACTCCTAAATTTACGGCCTTTGTCGGCCTTGACGTATTCACGCCCTACGGATTGTGGGACGCCGACTTTCTTAGCGAACGCTTTGTTATGAGCGACCGCCGCCATCAATCTGTGTTGTTTACCGGATTTACTAGGCACGGTTTTTCCACTTCTTAATCCAGCCTTGTACGGTTTTGGTTTCGTAAATACGAATCCCCGTCCACAAAATAGTAAATATCGCTGCAACTGAAGGAAGCATTTCGACTAGAGTCCCTACTACCGTGAAGACAGATAATGCGTCACCCACGTTTTTCAGGGTTTCAACATTTTCATCTTTCATTTTTAACACTTCCATGCACGTAAGGATTTATTAATGCGACTGTTGGGGTCATTCGCGGTTTTGGCGCTCGTAAGTTTTTTCTTCATTCCCGACATACGGGCGCAGAATGATTTTTTACGAGGCCCGCCTTGCGGCTGCGGTGCCTTGAGTCCCGGCTTACCGGGATTGGCACGGTTATAGGAAGCCCTGCCTTTGGCATTCAAACCGCCAGCAGGATTTTTGCCTTCTTTTCGCTGCCATGCTGGTGACTTAGCCATAAAACGCCGTAATTGTTGCGCTAGTCGGAAGCGTTACGTAAATGTCTGTATAGAACAGAATTCCTTGCCCCGGAATAAGGTTTGAGAACGGGTTATTGGTATTTGCAGGGACGTTAAACTGAAGTCGGATGGTTCCGCTTGATCCCCCGTCTCGAAAAATAACATCTCCAGCCGTACCGCCGGACAGACCTTGATATCCTTTTAGCCGGTACCGTCCAATTACTAAAGTTCCTGTCGTTTCAGTATGAGCCGACAAGACATCTGTTTGCATTGTCATCGTTGTACCCTCCTAGGGTTAGGGGGTATTAGCTAGCAGAAATAGCAGCCAGAGTGTCCACACGCAGCCAGTTGGTACCGTTGTAAAACGCAAGAACCGGGCTACCCGCAGCGCCATTTGTAAAATAGGCAACACTGCCAACCGAAGCGGTCGTGGGGGCCGTAGCAACCGTGAAAACACCCAGATTAACTGGGCCGCTAAACGTAGTTTGAGCCATTTTAATTACCTCACATGCGAGTTGCGCTTACCAGTCTGCATGTCGTCAGTCGGGGCTGTCTGGTAAGCAATTTTTTCCCGAAGACCTTGTATATCACCAAAAAAGAGGGGCCACAAGCCCGTTCAACTTGTAGCCCCTCAATGCTCATCCTATAGCGGGAGAGCCTATCAGGACGAACCCGGCGAACCGAACATGCCGAGCGGATCCGACCAGCCGAAGCTATAACGCTCGCG